GAACTAGCAGAATTCAGAGGTGTGCAGCGGGAAACGATTTATTGGTATACCATGCCGACTTATCACCGTCGAATCGCAAAACGCAAGAATGCTAGAAATTACATTACGGTTGAAAAATTGGAGGAGGAAGAAGAATGAAAGCTAGATTAAATATTTTAGGTAGAAAATTGGAAGTCGTATCAATCAGTTATTACCAAGACAAAATCACGGATGTACAGGTTACTGAGGGAAATGGGGTTTACCAAACGTACTACAACGAAAAATCTACAACTTATCGCGAGAATGCTATATCGATAAATATGGATAAAGCGTTAGAATTCCCTGACCTTGAACAGAGGATTGTGGATGAACGGAACAAACTTATTGATCATCTTGAAAAGTTAGCGGCTCGGGAGGATGACGAATTGACAGGGATTGCGATTGATGCGATGGAAGGCAGCTCATTACCATTTAGCGAACTAACATTAATTGAAAGTCAGAAAGAGTACAAGCTTTTGCAGCAACGTGTAATGGGCATTATCGACGCAGTAGAAGAGGTCAAAGCATTCACGGAGGGCTATTTTGCAAATGTCGATGATGAAGCAGTTGAAGAGGAAGTCTATCATCAATCAATTGAATAAGTTATCCTTCCACACGAATGATTGAGGGGAGGTGAAAAGGATGGAAGTAAGAGATTTGATTGTCGAATTGCTTGAATTTGATTTAGATGCAGAAGTTGAATTGTATATAGATTCAGCGGAAGAAGGAAGTAGTTTTGACTTCAAAATCGAAGCGTCTCAACGTTCTGTACGGAAGTATTTGTCGCTGGAAGTCGATTTAGATAATTACGTAATGGTTGATAAACAGGACTACGAAAATATGAAACAGAAAATCGAAAACTTAGAAGAAGATTTAGGGGATGCATATCAGAAATTAGAAGGGTTACAAAATGAATAAAAGCGCCCGCTACCAACGGACGCTCGACAACTCACACACAATAGTTTACCACAATTTATTAAAAATATAACACGGGAGGACACATAATGGCTACCTTATATGATTTGACTGGCTCATATGCTCAGATTCAACAAATGATTGAAGAGGGAGCAGATGACCTTAGCGGAATCTTAGAAACTGTAGAAGGCGCAATAGAAGAGAAGCTTGAAGGCTATGCAATGGTAATCCGCAATATCGAATCAGATGTTGAAGGTTTAAAAGGTGAAGAAAAACGTTTAGGTGATCGTCGTAAGACAATGGAAAACGGAATCAAGAGGATGAAAGAAAACATGCAGTTCGCAATGTCTTCTACAGGCAATCAGAAGGTGAAAGGTGAGAAATTCACATTCACTGTGCAAAAAAATCCACCTGCATTAAAAGTTTTGGACGAGTCATTGATTCCTAAAGAATATGTGACTGTCGAGGAAGTTAGAACGGTTGATAAAAAAGGAATTCTTGCTCAACTGAAATCGGGTGTTGAAATATCGGGTGTTGAAATTTCACAAGGCGAGTCACTCAGAATTCGATAATAGGAGGGATGAAAAATGTTTTGGAAAGGTAAAGAGCTTAGATCTATTGGACAGCTTTTGAACGAAGGTATTGTGAAAGTTGAAACTAAAGAAGAAGCGAATTCATTTATGGATTCTTATTCAAGCAGTTGTGGTAGCAAAGAAACGGCTGAAGCGAACGTTAGATATGTGAGCGGATATCTAGATTTGCAGGAACAAAAAAGAATCATCGATTTGTTTCTTAACTGAAAAAATAGGAGGAATGGAAAATGACAAAAGTCCAATTGAATCAAAAGGAACAACATTACGCAGATACTCGTGAACAAGCGGAGGAAATCGTTTCAAATGCTAAAGAAAACGAAAATCTTCAAATGCACAAAATCAGTGAGAAATATAACAAGTATGGTCAGTATTTCTTAATCGATTTAACTTTCGCTTATCAAACTCCTAAAGAAGTAATGGAGAGTCGTCCGGAAGATGGTGGAGCACCAGAAGGTCAATTGAGCATTGATGAACATGAAGGTATTGAATACTCCGTTGACCCAGGTGGAAGTGTATCGGTGGCTTCTACTGAAAACAATGACGATCAATCCGAAGAAGTGCCATTTTAATAGAAAGGTGTGGAGGGCATGACGGAACAACTTGATTTTAGCGTTCACAATGCAGGAGGTATAAAGGATAAGGAAGGAAAAACATATTTAACTTATTGTCCACCAGGATTAGGCAAGACACATACTCTAAACTTTCTTCCTGGCAAAACTTTGGTACTCGATATTGACCGCACTAGTCATGTGTTAAAAGGTAATCCGAATATCGACATCATTTACGTCGACAATCAAAACACGTGGGAATATTGGGAAGGCTTGCTTGCTCATTTAAAAACTATCAAAGGTCAATATTACAATATTGCAATTGACAATGTTTCTGAATTAGAAAGGTGCTTGCTTTCACATCTAGGTTTCATCGGAAAGAATCAAGGCGTTCCGGCACAAGGCGATTATCAAAAGATGCAGTTTCGCGTAGTCAATTCATTCCGGTGGTTAAAAAACATGGCAGATCGCATTGTATTTACAGCATGGGAAACTTCAGATTTATATACATCATCAGACGGTCAACAGTATAACCGTAGCTACCCTCAAATCAACGGAAAGATATTAAATAATGTACTTGGTCTATGTGATGTGGTTGGTCGTTTGATGATAAAAGAAGATGGTAGTCGAGGTTTTGTATTAGAAGGAACGAACAGCATTTATGCAAAAAATCAATTGGACAACCGTAAGGGATGCAAGCAGGAAGATATTTTCCTTTCACCATCCAAAAATAATGATAAAACAGGGGGAAAATAAAATGTCATTTTTCAAATTCGATGTAGAAAACGTAGGTACTGGTTTTGAGTTGGTCGCGGAAGGTAAATATGAAGCAACAGTTGTTAATGCGGTGGCTGGATTGACGCAAAAGAAAGAACCTAAACTAACAGTAGATTTCGAGATACGTTCAGATGTTCCGCAAAATCATCAAGGTGCGAAGGTTCTTTTTAACACATTTACATTTTCTCATGAAGTATCTGTGAAAATCGTGAACTCACTATTAAAAGCGACTGGGTTTAATAACAATCATCAATTTAAATCACCTGATGATATGGCTTCACAACTTATCAATAAACATTTAGTCATCACAATTAAACACGAAGAATACGATGCGGTTGTTGATGGCGTGAAACAAAAACGTACGTCTGCTAAAGCGAAATATTATGATGCTTCAGTAGTCAATCCACCACTACAATCGGGCCCGACTATTGTTGTAGGGGATGATGATTTGCCATTTTGATTCCAATTTAATAGAGGGGTTCATTTCGGTGGACCTTTCTTTTTTTTACCCAAAAACAGTGAATGAGCAGTAGATACAAACTACGAAGGAGTGAAATATGGAAAATGAAAAACCTTACATATTTTTGTAAGGCAAATCAAATCAATATTTATTTTTCGAGTTCATCTAAACGTTTTTGTAATTTCTTTATTTTAGAACTAGTTTCAGTAGCAAAGCTTAATGCTAAAGATACACATAACAAAGCTAAAATTATCCAAATAATATTCACTTAAAAACACCGCCCAGTATTTGTTAATTAAACCTTACAGTAAGTTACTTGATCAAGCAACTAATCTTAGTACACAGTTCGACCATTAAGTGAACTAATAAAAAAATGGAGGGCAACCGTGAAAGAACTTTATGATTTTAATTCGATTCCGTCAGAGCTTAAAGCCCTTCCTCAATGGATTTTATGGAAGTCTGAAGAAAAGGGAGGACGATATACAAAGGTTCCATATCAATCGGATGGGGAAATGGCCCAAGCGAATAACCGTAGCACATGGTCCACATTCGCAACAGCTGTCAAATTCTATTTGGAAGGCGACTACAGCGGTATAGGCTTCGTATTCAGCCGACAAGACAACTACATTGGCATCGACATAGATAATTGTGTTGTGGATGGCAAACCGAATACATTTGCTACTGAAATCATCGACACATTAGATAGCTACACGGAATTTTCACCGAGTGGTAAAGGATTACACATCATTATCAAAGGTGGCCTTCCACAGAATGTGTTGGGAACAGGTCGGAAAAATACGCAGCATGGATTAGAAATCTATTCATATGGAAGGTACTTCACCTTTACTGGTAATCGCGAAAACTCGAATGACGTTTATGATCGCACGGATGAACTCGCTGAAGTATTCGAAAAGTATTTCGATGATAGCGATATACAAGGAAGAGTCAGATTATCAGATTTCGAAAATGATGAAATCAAAATATCGAATGAATCACTTTGGGAAAGAATGTTCCGTTCAAAGAGTGGTGACGAAATACGCAGCTTGTACAACGGAAATCTAATTAACAATGACCATTCTTCAAGCGACCTAGCTTTATGTAATTATCTAGCTTTTTGGACAGGTAAATCAGCACCTCGCATGGATGCAATGTTCCGTGAAACAAGTCTAGTACGTGATAAATGGGATATTATTCACCATTCAAGTGGTGAAACATACGGAGAACGAACGATTGTAGAAGCTATTTCCTCCACCACATCTACGATATTGGACGACAGGCAACAGTATGATGATTTTTCTTTCGACATCCACAATGATGCAGTTGTGGAGGACAAGCCGGCCAAGAAATTCCGATTAACCGAACTAGGAAACGCCGAACGAATCGCTTATGAATATGGTCACACAATCAAGTATGTCGGTGAAATGGGTTGGCTAATATGGGATGGAAAACGTTGGCGTTACGACACTAAGAAGGAAATTGAACGCATCACAAACAAGGTGCTACGTGGCTTGTACAAGTCGAGTGACGAAATGGAAATCAAGTGGGCTCGTATGTGTGAACGTCGAAATATCCGTATGAATAGTATCAAAGATTTGATGCCACTTGTTCCAGGTGAACGTGATGAATTCGACAAACATAAATATTTATTCAACCTCGAAAACGGAATACTGAATTTGAAAACAGGTAAATTACAACCGCATGATCGTGAATTGAATTTAACGAAAATCACTAACGTTGTGTTTGATGAAAAAGAGGAATGTCCTGAGTGGATGTTATTTTTAAATCAAATATTCAAAGGTGATAATGACTTGATTGAATACATGCAACGACTAGCCGGATATTCGTTAACTGCAGATATATCCGAGCAGTCCATATACTTCCTAGTCGGTGGCGGATCCAATGGTAAATCAACATTCGTGAATATCATAAAAAAAATAATGGGTGATTACGGACTGCAAACCAACTCCAATACATTCATCAAAAAGAAGGATGCGGGCGCAAATAACGACATTGCCCGTCTAGTCAATTCCAGATTCGTTTCTGCTGTGGAATCTGAAGAAGGCGAGAAGCTGCAGGAATCACTTGTTAAAACAATAACTGGTGGCGAACCGCTGTTGGCTCGATTCCTACGACAAGAATTTTTCGAGTTTACACCGGAATTCAAAGTTTTCTTCACAACGAATCATAAACCGATTATCGGTGGAGTTGATGACGGAATCTGGCGAAGGGTAAAAATCATCCCTTTCACTCTTAATTTAAAACCGCATCAACGGGATAAGAAATTGGAAGAAAAGTTATCGCTAGAAATGCCTGGGATCTTGAATTGGGTGCTTGCCGGCTGCTTGAAGTGGCAGAAGTCGGGACTGAAAGAACCCCGTGTTGTGGCAGAAGCGACGGGCAACTACAAAGAGGATATGGATATTTTAGCACCGTTTCTCAGTGAGGTTTGTTATATCGACGAACCGAAAAACGAAACAATAAGAATCGAAGCAAAAGAACTTTACAACGTTTACGACAAATGGTGTTTTGGATCCGGTGAACGTTCATTGGGAAATCGTTCGTTTTACAGAATGTTGGAAACGAAAGGTTTCGGAAAAGTGAAAGGCGCTGGAAATAAGACGTTTTTGACAGGAATTACCTTGACTGAGCGAGTTCCAGTTACTAAAGACGTTACCGAAAACGCTGAAACGGGTGGTTTTAAGCTCACTTAGTACCTTTTAAACGCTTCGATAACTTTTAATAATTTCTCGAAAAGTCAATAGTACCATGTGTTAGAGAAGTGTTATCAAGTGCTTTAGTTACTATAGTTATTGGTATTTCTATAACTTTAAAATATAAAAAATATATATATAGAACTTACCTATTAGTACGCTACAACCAGATATCCCGATAACCATGTTAACTATTTAAGTCGGAAATAGACTTGAACCATTGGTACGACAGAATTTACGGCGAGTTACTTTAGATAACTATTGGTTGTTTAAGGGCTGATTTCGTTACTTTAAAGCTTGTTTTAGCGAATCGTGATAACTATCTAGTAACGAGGGGAGTGAATCTACTGCCATGCAAGCATTAAAAGTTTTATCAGCTATATGGAAATGTGGCGCTGAAATGTATCGGGATGAGTCAGACGGACGGCTTGCATTGAAAAACGCAAATTTAATTCCTGTCGAAATATTGAAAGCTGCTGAACCGATTTTTGATGAAATAGAAAAGTGGTTTGGATCTTGGGAGAAAGCTTCCGCAGAAGATAAGACGATGCAAAAGGGGCTTCACCTATTCTGTGGATGGCAAAAGAACGAAAAAATGAACGAATGGTTATGCGCTGAGTATGATTCGTTGATGATTTTGCACGATTGGACTGTTGTTCTAGCGAAAAACGGTTGGAATGATATTTATGCAGACTATCGAGAATACGAAAACGACGAATCAAATTCTATGAAACTTAAATTTTATGAGCAAGCCGTTTTATATGCTAGTCAAAATAAGTAGTTTATGAGCGATTACAGCCGACTTAGTTGCAAGGTGAGTGTTTAT